ACCCACCACCAAAAAAACAAGAAGTGTCTTTGTTGTATTGTAAATTCTATTCTACCATCGGGCATTGTTCTTTCAATTATTCTTACTTTTTTCATTTGTCTTTAATTTACCGCACCAGCCACTAACAGCGGTTTAGTGCTATTATTTTGCCTATTAATTTTATCTAAGACTTGAAGTATCTGCAAGGCAAAATAACAGACACCAAGCCGCAAAACGTTAGCGGCAACGGTAGAAACGCTCTACCCTCAAGCGGTGGTTCATCCTTCCCCACCTTCCATCTCTGCTAGCCAGGTCTCATACACATGAGCTTTTCCGAGGTCTTCCATCGGACTCATGGTCTTCTTTCCGGCCCTCATGCGGTACTTGATGACGTTGCCGAGGCAGTAGCCGCTAAACTGCTCATGGGTCAGAACAGCGCGGATCATATCCACCACTTCCAGACCTTCGCATACCTTGTAATGGGCGGGGCTTGTGATTGCTTCGTGTTCCGATTCTATTCGCTCTAACTCTTTTATAATTTTACTCATTGGTCTATTTGTGTTTGGTGGATCACGAAAGATTCATGGTTACAGTGATTTCACCTTCATGCTCAATCACTTGCTTGTCACGCCATCCTTCATTGCATTTGAGATCAAAAATCAATCCTGTGGTGTTGCCTTCTCCATTCAGCAGAGCTATCTTCTTACGAGCAGTGATATCGGCTTTAATGGCTTTTAATGTTTCGGAAAATGATGGATAGGATTCATACTCCCATAGGCTTGTAACCATCAATCCGAGATGGTGTGCAAATCCTTCTACTGTCGGCACAATCGGCTTAGGCACGTCCGTAAGAGTGCCTTTCGTGTTCAGCGTAGGCAGTGTGTGAGCTTGGCACTTGGCCACATATTCAAGATATGATTCAGCCATTACCTGTGCAGTCTGTACTTTTAGTGGTCTTCCGGTCATTTACGATTTGTCTTAAATAGTCCTTGGGCAATGATGTGCCAAAGTCTGCCTCATGGTGACAGACTCTGCATAGTGCGATAAGGTTGTCTGGAGTATCTCTGTATTTGCTGCCTCCCATCCCTCTGGCTTGGATATGGTGGATGTCAACAGCTGATTGGCCGCACACTTCGCAAGAGATAAAATCGGTCGTGGTAAGGTTGCGTGATTCAAGGTAGATGATCTTGTACGATTTCAAATACTTCGTGTTCAGTTATGTAAAAATCTGTAGCCAAGCCACTTCTGCCCATTTTAAACGGATGATTCGATTTCCATTCGCTCCAGTTACTTTCATCATCCTTTAAATCTTCATCATATTTTTCCAATTTTGCAATACACGCCGCCCAGTATTCAGCCGCTGCATCGTGATTTGAAAAACCTGCTAAGATGATAGGATAATTTTTGTCCATATGATCATGTGCTGTGACTATATATACTTTGTTCATAATTTTTGTTTTCTGATTATCACTTCGATGGAGAATTCCCCATTGTTATGCTCCTCTGGTCTGTCGGCATTGGTAGCTGTGTCAATGACCGCAAAAGATTCAACACACTGATGCAAATCAATGCAGGCACAGTTAATGATTCCGGCAAGGCTGAACGTGTGTGGTGGGTCGCACTCCATCGGAAGGTAGAAGTATTTATGGTCTTCGTTCCATAGGCTTGGAAGTCTTTTCTTTCGCTCGTACAAATCCCGATGCGGAACGGAAATAATCACCACGCCGCCCGGCTTGCAAATGCGCAGCCAGTTCTTAACCGCTGTCACCGGATCATCAAGATGTTCCAGGACATGACTCGCATAAACATAATCGAATTCATTGTCTTGGAAGGTCTCCATGGTCGTGGCATCGCACATATCCTTGTCATGGTGAATGCAATCGGTCAGGCTGATGGTATCTGCGCCATCGTGTGTATCAATCCGTCCGCATCCGATGTCAATCCCTTTGCCATTGATGTATTTCCGGTAAAAGCCTTCCTTGACTCTCCTCTTATGTGCCTTCCTGGTCTCCGCCATCTGTAACAAAGTTAGGATATATCTTCTGCAATCGTGAAACGCAATAGGCCATGTTGCTGCTATTGTAGATTGGCCACCAATTCTTTCCTTCGCTGACTACATTAGGGCAATATGGAGAAAGCTCCAATGCTCTTGGCAGATCAAATATCTCAGCCACTGCGAATGGGCTGCTCTGGTTGCCAAAGTGAAATACACCACCTGCTATCTCATAGGCCATCTCCCGAAAGTCTGAACATTGTACATGAATAGCATCAGGACAAAATTCCAAGAATGATTGATATTCTTCCTGCACTCCAATGAAATGGACATTCATTCCGGATAGCATTCTCCACTTACTAAATTCTCCGGCTGCATTATTGCAATACCTGGAAGATAGATTCACGGTGATGTATGGCCTGCGATTGCTGAGAAATTGAAAATAATTGCCGAATAATTGACCAGGTCTTAACTCCGGATAGACTGCCATTATCCATCTGCGGATGTCATAGGCTGATAGGTTGATGCGCTCTTCCCTGAATAGGTCCAGATTGTAATCCACTTCCTCACCATTCCAGATCTCACATTCAATCCCACAGTGTTCGACCAATGGCCGGAGCATCTCGCACATCTTGTCATTCAGCATCACTCCTCCACCTGGATGATGAAGACCGGTCGCATATTCTGCCGGTCGGTCAGGATTCAGATAGAGTTTGCCAGGGCCTTGTGCCGATATGGTGGGCAGGATGTAAATGATGTCACCGGCATTGCCGCTGTGTAGGTAGGTCTTCATTGGTTGTATAGGTTTTCAAGATTTCTCATGGCATCTACCCGACAAGATGGGCAGGATGACAGCCGACGATTTAGCACCGTCCAGGCCAATCGGTTGATGGTCGCATTTTCATGCTCATCGAAAGACCATGCAAGATTTCTCTTGTAAGCCGTCCACTTGGGCAGGAGCTTGGAGAATTCTTCCTTCTGCTCTGGATTCATGAGTAAAGAGTCTTGCTGATGAATCTTGCAAGGATGGGGGAAATCCCTGCGAAGATTGGATTGATTCCGATTAGCATCAGAGCGATGAGCGATAGCCAGAATGATAGACATTCGGCACAGGTGAAGACATAGTATCCACCGAATAGGCCATCAGGATTCATTGAGTTATTGAGCGCGAATGGCACTGCTGCACCGGCAATGGATAGGAGAATGAGAAAGATGTCAATGGTCATAGTTTTGGCAAAGTTAGAAAATATACGATGAAAATTGTGATTCGAATTTGCATGGGATGATTCCGGTTCGGCCATTGCGATTCTTCGCAATGATCGTTTCAGCCTCTTCCACCAATGGCTTCTCGTTTTCATAGTACATCGGCCGGAAGGGAAAGATAACCAGATCGGCATCTTGCTCAATCGCTCCTGATTCGCGAAGATCTGCCAATCCTGGTCTTTTGTCGCTCCTGCTCTCGCTGTTGCGGTTCAATTGGCTGAGTGCAATCACTGTTAAATTGGATTCACCGGCAATGAGTTTGCATTGGCGAGAGATGTAAGCCACTTGTTGTTCACGGATTGCTCTTGCATCGTGTGGATTGATCAGTCCGAGATAGTCAATAACAACCATGGATATCTGATGCTTGGCTTTCATCATCTTGACCTTCGCTCTAATCTGGTCAATGGTCTGCCTCCTGGTATCGTCTATGTAGATTCCCATCCTTGCGATGTTGTTCAGTCTCGCCATTGCCTCCAATTGCTCCTGAGAGAGATTGGCTGTCCTGATGTATTCGCCATTGATGGAGTATTCAGCGGAGAGTATCCTGTCCACCAGGCCCTCTTTCGTCATCTCCAATGAAAAGAATGCTACCTTGTTCCCTGCCAATGAATGCCGGATGGATAGTGCTGTTGCCCATGAAGTTTTTCCCATGCCTGGTCGGCCGGCCACTACCCAAAATTCACCTGGCACAAGACCACCTGTGAATTTATCCAGAGTTTCCCATCCTGATGCGACACCTAATGTGCGAATGCCTTCGGCCTTTCTCTTGGCGATGTCATTAACCCGATCCACAGCCACCTTGTGAATGTGAACTCCGTCCGTACGATTGATGACGCCAAGTTCATCCATCTTCCGCTGAGTATCTGCCATCAGTGTGAATGGGTCATTATTGCTATCCTGTGCCTTGTATTCCAATTCCTTGGCGATCTTGGCAAGATTTCGCTGAATGTACATCTGGTGCAAGACCTTGATCTTGTATTCAATGGCACTGTCACTCACATACTTGGCCGCGATTTGTGCAGTAGTGACCGGCTTAAATTGGAGCTTGCCCATTTTCAAGCTCACGGTCAATAGGTCAATAGGTTCACCTGCATTCGATAGCTGCTGAATGGACCGGAAGATTGCCATGGTCTCAATCTCCGTGAAGAATTCCTCTGTGCATTCGCTGATGTGCAATTGTGCCTTGGCTGAGTTTATGAGGATAGCCAATACCTCGTGTTCAAGAGTGATGTCTTTCATTTTTGGTCTTCAATTATTTGAATTGCCTTGAATATCTGAAACACTACCTGCGGCACTACTGCATTTCCGTATGCTTTGATTGACTCGTTTCGCCATTTTGAAAAGGTAATTCCGTCCAGTTCACCGGAAAGCCCATCATCTCCGCCACAAATCGGGGATTGAGTTGGGAAGTTTTCCCAGTTTCCGCGTTCCTCAATACATACCCTGGAAGTGTATCGCGGTTTGTTTGGCTCTCCGGAAGGGTTGTGTTTTTTCCATCCTGTGCAGCCGGTGTCGGAAGCAAGCCCAATGTTGCCAGGTCGTTTAATCCGATCGTCCACCCCTGTTCTTTCTTCCGCTGTATTCTTGGCGTTTCCGACCTGTGACCATTTTTGAAATTGCTGGCCTCCGGTGTCGGCAGTAAACCCCTTTGATAAATAAACCCCGTCTGAACTTCCTGTGCAAGTGTTCCGCTGTTCCCGAACACCTGTTCTTTCTTGCTCAGGTTCTCCGTGTGTGCATCCGCCGCGCATGGTGTTTTTAGCAACAAAAAAAACCCTGTCTCTTCCGTGCGGGGCATTGACCGCCGCCGCAGGTATAACCACGGCCTGGACTTCGTAGCCCGCAGATTCCAGGTCAAAATGCACCTCGTCGAATACCAGCCCTCCATTCCAATTAGTGAGGCCAAGAACGTTCTCCCCCACAACGTAGCGCGGGGCAATCTCTCGTATTGCTCTAAGCATATCTGGCCATAGGTGGCGTTCATCTTCTTTTCCAAGCCGCTTTCCGGCCGTGCTGTAGGGCTGGCATGGGAAGCCCCCGCTGAGTAAGTCAATGCTTCCTCTGTGAATAGTGAAGTCTGTTTTGGTGATGTCATGGTATTGAATAGCCTGAGGCCAATAGTGATGTAAAACTTTTTGTCCGAATGGATTCCACTCGCAATGGAAGACGTTCTCCCAGCCCATCCACTCAGCAGCCAAATCGAATCCGCCGATGCCCGAAAATAGTGAACCGTGTTTCATGTCAGTGTAGCGTATTCGGTTGATGATTTCTTGGTTAGGTTCTCAGGCTTGAACCAGACCGCAATCATCTTTTGCTTCCAATTCTTGACCGGCTTTCCATTGCCGTCCTTCCATTCATTGATTGAGTAGTATTCGAATGCCTTGACAGCTGTATCCTGGCTGTAGCCTTTTTCAAGGAAGAAGTCTTTCACATCTTCAATAGATGGAAATGTATTCTTCTTCTTTACATTCTCATTCTCATTATCACTTACACTATCATTATCGGCTTTTTTGGGTTTCTCAGAAAAGGCTTGGGTTTTTTGGCTTTCATTGGGTTTCTTAGGACGGCCACCGCTTTTGCCATTAACTCTTTGTCTTTCAACAAATTCTTGGTATTTCTGTAAATCCCTTTTCAATGCAGTCTTTATTGCTTCAAAAGCCATGGTCAATACCAGATCATCCGTCTCAGGATTTTCGTCATTGACATAAGCAAAGATGTGTTTGATTAATCTGCCTGCATATTCATCAGGCAGCTTGTCGAATAGACCACGTTGGTCACAATAGAGGAGAAATGATTTTTTACCTTGCGCCATAAAAGCAAAACGCTCCGACATTTCTCTGTGTGACACCATCCCCAAGGTTGGGATGCACAGATACTCTGCCGGAGCGTTTGTTTAAATCGTTAATCATAGCCTTGTCATTCGGGCCAGGTGTCAATTGGCTGTGTTCCGAACTTGGTACAAATATAGTCTATAGCTACCAGATTGCAAAGAACCATTCATTCTTCATTGGCCGATACTTGGCATCGATAACCGATCCGGTTGGGAAGAAATCCATTAGGCCATTGCGGATGTCAAGCATCTTGGCCGCGAATCTCTTGTCAGTATCAATCAGGTCTTGAATAGTCTTGACTCCGTGAATGGCTGTGGAATGGTCGCGCTCTGTATACTTGGCCATCTGTAGCCAGGTAGCTTGGGTCAAATCGGAAGCGAAGTAGTAGAAGACTTGCCTTGGGATTACATATTCCTGGTATCGTCTCCGGCTGGTAGCTGCATCCAAAGGCACATTGAATACTCCGGAAACGTAATTCCAGATGCAATCCAGAGCATCGGTGAAGACATCGTCTGTGTAGCCAATTCGCGGAGTGCCATCTCTGCGATGCTTTCTCTGCAATGGAGATGTCATCTGGTTATCCTCCTTAATCCTGAGCTACAAAGATCCACAATCAGTGCTGCATAGTACACCGTGATGAAGAGTATGAATGTGATGAATAGGAATGGGTATCTCATGGCTGAATTTGCATTCCCGCAAGAGCTGCCACCTTCATGGCCTCGCGCATCATTTTATTTACCTTGTACGATTCAGACAGCCTGGCCAATGCTCTGTTCAGCTCCTGCTCTCCCTTGCCTTTGACATACTCCATGGCCTTCTGATAAGCCTCGTCCTTGGCATCTAACCATGGCTTATTGTCATCGCTCTTGGCCGGTGCTGATGGTGGAATTGCCTGTGGAGTAGATGCTGCATTCGCATCATCATCTTCAGCTTCCAAGGCCATCAAGCTTTGCAAAGTGTACCTACGATAGTAGGTTATTTCCGAGCCGCGCTGTTGGCAATTCCCTTGGCCGGATAGCTGCAATGATGATTCGCAGAGCATATTGCCTGTATCAGAATCAATGATTCGCGTGATTACATGGCCTTCCTCAATCGGCTGAATGATGAATAATCCATGCTTGTGCAATGCCGGTTTCACTTCCGCCAACATCGTATTTATGTCGGCATAATTTTTCTTGAAGTGCGGATTGACCTTGTCCTTGACAATGGCCTGGATTTCCATCTGTGCTGCCATCAGTCTCTGTAGTGGTGTTTTACTATTGCTCATTTTGATTGTATTAGGTTCTGTTGTACCCATCCTGGAAAGCCTTGCAAGTGATATTCCCAATTCTTCAATCGGGAATTCCACCTGGATTCCACTACGATGGCTGTGATTTTACTCCTTCCAAATGTAACCAATTGGCCGGATTGGTAGCGCAATTGGCGCGGTCGGCAGATGAGATTCAAGAGTCTCATATTGTTGCCTCCTTCCGGTAAATGCGCTGATGGTGAATCACCTTATTGTAGATTGCATTGAATTCTTCTTCAGTGCATGGCTCTGCATTGGTCATTAATTGCATTGCCCATTTCACAGCATCCGGTCCAGACTCACAGGAGATCTTGGATAGATGCATGGCAGGATAGTAGAACACTGTCCAGGCACATTCTTCAGACTGCGCCCATACGGCTGATAAGCCATCGCTTGATTTGAAATAGTTCATATGTTTTTGGGTTGAATTTTTGTTGCTTCGAAAAGTCTCTGGCGATATTGCACACTGATGACCGGCTTGTCATTGTATTGAATTGCCAAGCGATGCTCTGTTCGGATGCGCTGAATGCGAATCCATCGCATCCACCTGGTAAAATCAGTCATTGGTCACCTCCTCTACTGATGCCGATGAACCATCATAGTACATGGTCAATTGATTGTCAATGGAATTGCGATTCTCTTCGAATTGCACATCGTCAATAGCACCATCTGAGTGAAGGTAATTGTTGCGAGAATGCATCCATTCTCTTGCCTGATTTTCTGAATAGAATTCTTCTTCCCATCCATAGCGGCCACCGCCCCATGGTTTGTTGCCACCCATCAGAGTAGAGAGTGATGAGATCTGATAGACTGTCGGTACGATTGAACGTACGATGTAAGTTTTATTGTTCATAGGTGTATAGGTTATTAATTGATGTACCAATTGAGACGGCTGTTGTAGCCTGCGAATTGCTCTGCAAGCTCATTCACTTTCTTGGTCAAGAACCATTCGGGAACACATCCATTCTGAAGCAGGCTCTTGGGAATCCACGCCATGCGAGTAACGGTTTTCTCTGTGTGCAGGCATTCAAAGTATACATTAATAGCTACTGCCTTCTCTGATTCACGAATGCTCATAATTGAGCGGAACTTCTCAACCAGAGTGCGCTTGGCCCAAGCCCATGCGCTGCGCAGTGATTCGCTCCAAGTCTTGCTCTTACCTGAGCGGAAGGATGTCCAGGCAGCCTTCATTACTTTGCTGCGCATCTGAGAAATTTTGTTCGTTTCCATGTAGCAAAGATAGTATCAGGATTCATTCCTGAAACATCTTATGCACAAAATCTGTGGATTATGGCAAAATATTTACCGAATCATAGCATTTGATTACTCAAATAGGCAATCTGTTTCTGATGATGAAGCCAAATAAGAAGGCAGCAGCCACCAACCACCACAGCCACCATGGCCGAATGGTCACCTTATTGCTCACAATAGTCTTCACATAGCGAATGGTAGTATCCTGGCATTCAGCCTGGACGTAGATGCTGTCACCAGGTAGGCGCACCAATCGGATACGCACACGATCTCTGTCAATTCGGATTGTGTCAAAGTAATTCATGGTCTGGAAGTCTACCAATGTATCGGTGATGGTCCGCTCTATCTTTATTGAATCCCACAGCTCTACTGTGTCGCTCTTCCATCCACACTTGGCCACAGCCTTTCGGCACTGTCTGTCTGTGCTGCATCCGGCCACCATGATGGCCAATAGAATAATACTACTCCTCATCTCCTTGTTCTATTGTAAGAAATTCCAATCCGCGATATTCTTCTAAGATAGCTTCCATTGTGTCCAAGACATTGTCTATGTGATGGCCGCAGGATAGAACCCCATGGAAGGCAGCTCTGACACATTCGGAAGTCATTGCCGGTGCGCTCACTCTGAATGTAGATTGCTGTCCGCTCTGGCTGACAATCAGATTGAAGGCAAGGAACTCATATGGATTGTCAATAGATTCTGCCATCAATGATTTCTTTATTCTCAACTACAAATGTACCATCTTCATGCACTGTAACGTAAGCGAACCCATGCTTCCACTTGGTGAATGCGTATGGCCGATACTCCGGAGACAATGAGCAGAGACAGCCGGTGGACCATACTCCCACCTTATCGCCATTGAGATTGCCTTCGCTGTGATGGCTGCTCTGATGGTAATGACCTACCAATGTATTGGCCTTGGCCTTGAGGAAGAATCCTCTGGCCGGATTGACCGGAGAGAAGACAGCCTCTCCCATCTCATGCCCATGCAGGATATTCAATTTCCCTGCCTTGACGATCGCCCGATCTACGCGCTCTATCTTCAGCTCTTCAAATCCCAATAGAACGTGAAGTTCCAATGCTGCCATATTGCCGAATTCAGGAGCATTCTTCAAGATATAATTCCTTAGCCTCTCCTCATGGTTTCCGAGCTTGTAGATTATACGAGCATCAGGAAAAGCCTGCCTGAGCAATGTCAGAAACTCCTTGCCCAT